GACTTATCTGTAACTGCTGGAACAAGTTTAAAATATAAAATATCTTTTGCTAATCAAGCTAGTGGTTCAAAGGAGGCTCGTATTAGAGGGGTTTCCCTTCAATACTAGATTATGCCATGGGGAGAGTTACAAAGAAAGCAACAGTCCAGAGTGTAACTCTAAAACATATCAGTCAAAAACTGGACCACATCCACAAAGATGTAGAACAAAATACTAAAGATATAGTGCAGCTCAAAGAGCAAGTAGCTATGGGCCGAGGTGGTCTTAAAGTGATCTTCTATATCGGAGCTGTATTATCTATTATACTGGGGGCATTAAAAATTGGAAAATTTATATAATGGAATATGCTCTTGTATTATTAATATGCTCATCTGTAGCTGGTAATTGTTTACCTCCAGTTTCTTATGATGAAAGATTTGAGGATGCCTATGGCTGCATGGTTACTGGCTATCAAAGATCTTTAGAAACAACAAAAACTATTGGACAAGATGAGGTTAATCTTCATGGCATTTATATTAAATTTGGATGTAATAAAGTTAAGATTGAGAAAGGAATATCAACATGATCCAAGGACTAAGTGCGTTACTACCGATACTAAACAAAGCTGTAAGTTTAGTACCAGATAAAAATAAACTACATCAACAGAAAGCAGATCTTGAAAAAGAATTAGTTAGAGCTCTAGTAGATGTAGATAAAGAACAAGCAAAAATAAATAGAGAAGATGCAAAAGCTACTGGGGCCTTATCCTGGATACAAAGATTGTGGAGACCTACACTTGCCTGGGTATGTGTGTTAGCTTTTATGTTTCAGTTCTTAGTTATACCTATAACAAACTGGGTATGTGCTTTGAGAGGAACAACAATAGATCTACCTACATTAGATAGTTCTACTTTGATGACTGTTTTGTTTTCATTGTTAGGATTAACTGGGGCCAGATCTTTTGACAAGTTAAAAAAAATAAGTGGTAAAAAATGAGAGTAAGCGAAAAGACCAGTATTGCTATGCCAATAAAAAACTTAATAAGTATTATTGCAGCTGTAGCTATTGGTGTTTGGGCCTACTTTGGAATAACAGAAAAACTTAACTCACATTCTACTCAGTTAGAACTAATGCAAAAGGACCTGGACAAAGCTGTAGAGTTTTCTATTAAATGGCCAAGAGGAGAGATGGGTAGCTTACCAGCTGATGCAGAACAATTTTTATTAATTGAAGATGCTCTAAAAGATATAGAGGATATACAAGAAGAGTTAAAAGAAAGCAGACATAATGCAACAAACATATCAAGACTACAAAAGGATGTTGATAGATTGTTGGATGAATTAGAAAAATTAAAAGACAAGGTAAGAGCAAATGGAAGTAGTCATTAGTTTATTGATGATGCTTAATGGAGAGATTGTTGAGCATACCTGGAAAGATAAAATGAGTTCATGTTTAAAATCTAAAAGGATTGCAGAGAGAGAGGTTAATCCTCAATCAGTTAGATTTACTTGTAAAAAAGTTAATGCTATTACTGAGATTTATATGGGCCAGAAAAAAATTGTGAAAATTGTAAATTAGTAGTACAAGGATAGGTAGTATGAAGAATGGAAAAATAGATTTAAGAGATAAGACAAATTATATTGTAGTACATTGTGCAGCAACAAAACCATCAATGGATATTGGAGCTGTTGATATAAGAAAGTGGCATACAGATCCTCCGAGAAATTGGGATGACATAGGCTACCACTTTGTAATTACAAGAGATAGAAATCCAATCATAGAACTGGGCCGACATGTATCTATACCTGGAGCTCATGTAGCTAAACATAACTGGGAGAGTGTAGGTATATGTTTAGTAGGTGGTATGGATGAGAATGGAGAACCAGAAAATAATTTTACTGTAAGTCAAATGGCAGCTCTTCATGATTTAATAAGAGTATTGATGATGATATATCCTCAAGCTGAGGTTGTAGGACATTGTGATTTAGATCCAGATAACAAAGCTGATTGTCCTGGCTTTGATGTAAGTGAATGGTTTGCCGAAGAATTTATTGGACTATCAAATGAACAGATCTAAAAAACATGAATGTGTATTAGTTATATCTGATCTACACATACCCTACCATCACCCACAAAGTTTTGATTTCCTAAAAGCTATTAAAAAAAAATACAAAGACATAGATCTTGTAGTTAATATTGGAGATGAGTTGGACCAACATGGATTATCGTTTCATGACACAGATCCAGATCTCAGCTCACCAGGTGATGAGCTCTCCATAAGTAAAAAATATATAAAAGAATTAGAGAAGATGTATCCAGAGATGGTACTCTTACATAGTAATCACTCATCATTAATTTATAGAAGAGCATTAAAACATGGTATGCCTAAAGCATATCTAAAATCTTATAATGATTTTTTAGATGTAGGACCTGGATGGGAATGGGTAGATGATCTCAATATAAAATTATCTAATGGCCAGGAATGTTTTATGACACATGGTATATCAGCTGATGGTTTAAAACTTGCTATGCAATATGGTAAGCATGTAGTTCAAGGACACTTTCATTCTAAATTTAATATACAATATTTTTCTAATCCAGATAACTTAGTATGGTCCTTGCAAGTAGGCTGCCTCACGAACCAACGATCCATGGCATTTAATTACTCAAGACAATTTAGATTAAGATTTATTATTGGATGTGGTATTATAATTAATGGATGGCCCAGGTTATTACCTATGGTCCTAGATCATAATGGTAATTGGATAGGTGAGTTAGTATAGTGGCAAGAGCTGTTACTATAAATAACAAGAAACATTTATTTTTAAAACTCATTTGGTTTGACATTGTTGGATCTAGTTCTCTTTGTACTGATTACGAATTTAATAAACTTAAATGTGCAAGTATAATTACCGAGGCTTACTTGTATGATATGTTTGAGGAGGATGGTACTGAGTATGTTAGGACCTTTGCCTCCTATCAGAATGAAGATGATATAGGTTATGGTGATACCAATGTTTATCCTATGTCAGTCTTTACGAAATCAAGCCAGAGAGCTATCAGAAAGGCCTGGAAAGAGATGGGCAAGGGGTAACAACCTTAGAACCCTAAGGCTTAAAAATTAGGCTATCTATGGCCCAGGAATGGCTATCTAATTACCACTCTTATCTTCAATAGGTTCCTTTAAGAAAATGTGCTCAACTCGGTCTCTATTCTTTCTCACCCATAACTCCTCAAAAGGTTTGACTTGGATTGTGGCAGTTTTATGCAGCACCTCCAGGTCAATGTTATCAGCTGAATAGAACTTTTGAACTGGATCACCCTTTTCATTATACTTTTCATCAAAGGTGATTACGACTACATCATTCTCACCATCAAAAGCTTTGATCAGTTCTTTAAGGAACCATTTTCTAAACCTACTTTTGTAAGCTATCGTCATTCTTTAGTACCTCTATCCCTCTATATTTTCCAGCATAGATCTTGATGTATCCTCGTTGCTCTATGTTTCTCAAGATCCTCCAGATGTTTGAGTGTACACACTTTTGTTTACGAGCTATCTCTCGTATCGTAGGTGGTACTCTCTTTTGCTTTATATAACTATTTATAAAGTCAAATACCTTAAGTTGATTTGGTGTCAGCATCATTTGGTTTTAGCTCCTCTATCTTATTTTTTATTTTATCTGCCATCATGTTCGCTTTACCTTTATCCATACCATACAACTTTTCAAAGTCTGGTCTTACCTTATCCTTGAGCTGTATTATTTCGTGAACCTTCTCAGCATTTGTTAAATGTGGATCTTCAAAAAGAATATCTACACTTTTTAATGTGTCATTCTCAAACTTATCCATCCATTGTTTATTTTTATTCTTAGTTACAATTTGTTGGTTAGTACCTTTCTCACTATCCTCTTCATCAGATATATCTAATAGGAATAGTTTTAATAAAAGATACTTGTAAGCATAAGACATGGCCTTACCTGGTCCTTTGTCCTGGGTATCATTACCATAGCCAAAGTAATCTCCTACATCTACATGTTCTCCAGTCTCTATATCAACTACTCTTGCAGCCATAACACATCTAGTTTGATTACCATCTTGCTCATGTGATTTTACATAAGGTATTAAAGTTAGCTTTGCTTTTTTAAGAGCTGGTCTTACTACCTCATTAACTGAATTGTATGATAGTGGTTTGTATTGTAATCCTTTTTTCTCATCTTTAATTACACTCTCACATTCATGTTGAACCTCAAATATTTTTTTGTAAATATTAGATGTTACCTTTTCCTTAGTCATTACTTTCCTCCTTCTACTGTAAACCTTCTATAGCTAGTGAACTCACCAGGTATGGTTACAGATTTAGTTTTCTTTTTCTGATTTGTTGAATGTCTTATGATGTAGTTATTGAATTGTACTACCTCATTAGCTCCAACAATTTCTTTCATATACATTGATGCAGCATCTTTTCTTTTCTTTGCCTCTTTCTCATCAGCAGATGCAGATACATATTGCTCAATCAATATACCTAACTTGTTATGGGTACTCATATCCTGGACCTCTTTAGATCCATTACCTTTGTAGATTTCACTTGCCTCTTTTGTATCTTGAGGTGGATACCAGTAATCATGTCCTTGTCTAACACCATCAAACCTATTCCAGAAATCCTCACCAGCATTTATAATCTCATCAATCATCTTATGATCTCTTGGATATACAAACCATTGTAGCTGCCAACCTCTAACAAATCTAACTAAGATACCATGCTCACATCCAGTAGTAAGTAGAGCTTGTTGTATTTGATATTTGTAAGCTGGATAAGGTTCATCCTCGGCAGCTCCAGAATAATTCTTACACTCTAAGACAACTTGTTTTGATAAGCTAAAGACTTTTTTTGTGTAGTCTGAGAGCTCAAGATTACCTGGAGATATGTGTAGCATACCATCTAAAGAGCTACCGAGTTTTCCATTCTTCAACTGATACAAGTGAGCTGCATTAGGTACAGTCATTTTTACCTTTTGTTTATTTGTACAAAAAGGTTTCACTTGGTCCATGAAGATTTTTAAAATTACTGGTTCTAATTCTCTACCAGCAACGACCTTTGGTTCGTTAGCTATGTCATTTGTAGCCTCCTTGCCTTCATACTCATTAAGAGCATCTTTCAAGATTTGGTTTGGTGTCTTGAAACTTTTTACTAAGAGGGAGCCAACAACACTCCCTCCTAGTTCTTTTCTTTTATAAGATGTTTTTCTACCACTATCTCCCATCAAGATCCCCCTCCTGGAACATAGTAATAGTAACAACTATCAACCATCACGCATCCAAACATGACAATAAAATAGATAGCAGCCAAGCATAACAAGAAAGCTACACCCTCTGCTATAAACAATAATGTTTCTTTTATGTTCATCTTGTTTATATATTTAGTCCATATTCTGTTCATTATCAAGCTCCTTTTTTATTATGGTTTTCATAACAATCATTACATAAGTAATAAACATGGCCAGAATAATTAAGATAATTAAAGGGATAATTTTCTTTATCACCATTGTGTATATTATCATCTTCTTCTAGCTGAGTTTTACATTCATAACAATCTACTGGGTTTATAAGTTTCATGTTACGCAGCCTCCCTTTCAAGGACATTTTTTACTGTTGTAGGGTACCAAGCTCTGTCCTTATAAGTCTTGACACCTCTGTTATTTAAAGCATCTGCAATACCCTGGAGTGTTTTTATTCCAGAGAGTTTGATGCCTTCAATAATATCTTTAATATCTTTTGCGTACTTATCTGCATTAGCTTTGATTGTTGCATGACCTCTTACTCTTACCTCAGCTAAGTTAGTTAAGTTACCAAGATTAACACCCTCAGCTTTTAATCTAGCTAGAGCTGCCTTGGTCCTATTAGATATGTTTATTCTTTCCATTCTATTGATAGCTACATGGAACCCAGCTATTGCATCATCTAAGATAGGTGTATCTAAAATATCTAATTTTATTTTACCTTTGTTATCTTCCAGGAATTGTCCTACCTCATAGGTCCTACCTAATCTACTCATAGAATATGCAACAAGTGGTACACCTAATTTTTTAGCTGTCTTAGTTGCATCCTGGAATACTGGTCTATTTCTTAATAGCTTTGCACCAGATATGCCTGGCTCCTCAAACCATTCAATATCATATCCAGGATATTTTTTTTGTATTGCAAACTTTTGATTGTTTACATCTTGCTTGTCTGTACTTACTCTTACTAAAGCTACAATCTTATTCATGATTACCATCCTTTGACCATAAAATCTTTTTACCTCTCATGATAAAAAGACATGTATCGTTAAATCTCCAACCCTCATCAGAGAAATCTTCAAGGACTGCATCAAAAGTAAATCCAACATAATTGGTTAGTACAATCTTTTTTGTGTTACCATCTTTGTAAAGAACTTTATGAGAAATATTAAAATTTTTCATTACTGGTCCTCCTTTATGTAATAACCATAGACGCATCTTGTTGCACCTCTTGATGGA